ACATCTATATCATACATTGTCAAGATATCTTCTAGATCCTTTTCGGTGCCATACGGAATAATTTCATCCACATACTTTACACCTTTTAATTGTGTGTAACGCTCTACAATTGTTTGCACAGGCGCATTCTTTTCTGCTCTATCTACACTTGGATCCATTTGCAATGCACAAATTAAATAGTCACATTGATCTTTTGCTTCACGTAACATTTGCACATGTCCTGCATGTAACAAATCAAATGTCGAGCAAGTAAATCCTACTTTCATTTATCTTCCTCCGGTAGTTTAATAATATTGTCATCATTTGCAATCATATGTTCTTTTATATCATAAACTTGTTCATGCTTTATCATGCTTATTATAGTATTAGTTAGGTCAACTTCTCGTCGGAGGTAGCCAATCTTGGTTTGTAATTTTTGCAGTTCTTCTAGATAAAATTCTAATTCTTTTTCTTTACGTAACTTTTGTTCTATAAAGTCTGTAATTAGTATTAGCTTTTGTTCATCACTCATTTTATCCCCACTCAAATAAATCATTGAAGGTTGTTTTCTGTTTTGTGCTTTCTAAATCATATTTTAGCACGCCAATCAAGTTATCAAGTTTGTTATCAATGATAACCTCTTCCATTGCATCTCCATCAAATGGCAGTTCTTTGAACCAATCTGGCAAACGCAATTCATCTGTTGGATAAGCAACACTGGTATAGCCCAGTGGATTCTGTTTTAGTTTGCAAACAATAACTTTCATACCATCTACAATATCTTGTGAATACTTATCGCCGTTCATGCGCTTGAGTGTGTTCCAATTGATGCTTGCTCTTACGTGTCCTGGCATGTTTGCTTTGCCTTGCTTTTCTTCAAGACGCTGATAGTGTCCAATCTTGTTTGCACGTTTAGGTGAACCTTTTTCAAAACCTGGACGTTCTTTGAACTCACGTCTAAAGTCTGTAATTGATTCTAACAGTTCTTTTTCCGGCTTGAGTTCTAGCACCATGTCTAGCAGCGTTTTCAAATAGTCTTGCATAAACACTGGCGTATCACTGCGCTTCAAGTCCAACCCCATAGCTTTAACTTTACCCAACTTGCCGTCTTTGTCTGTTCTGTTGCCTTCCAAGTCATACACACGCACTGCATAGCGTTTCTTTGTAATAAACAAACCTGTGTCTGCAACAACTTCTCTACCTGCTGCAATAACTTCGCTGCGAGGACGTGGACAATGAAACGCTCTTGCCATAAAGTCTGGGAATGTTGTGTTTGCTTGTTCACACAACTGATCATACAGTGTAATCACATTGTCTTTACCCCAAGGAATACTACCTGCTTTAATCTCATCTTTTAGCACAGGATAAGCACTGAAGTAAACAGAGTCTGTATCACCGTATATAATTGCTTTGCCTACGTGATCATATTCGCCTGTGATAATCTTGTTAACTTCCGCAGCCATGTGTTTTGCAATCTGCCTGCCTGTAAGTGTGGTCGATTGTCCAATGCGTTTATCAAAGAATCTACAACCTGGATTCAAAATAGCACCATACAGACTGTTCAAGTTAATCTTTTTAACAAGTTGTCGTTTATCCCAAAACGCTATTTCCGTTTCATTGCCTGCATCAATTGCTTTGCGCATTTTTGCTTGCAATTCTTTACGTTCAGCATACCAACGTTTTAGCAAACCTGGAATAACACCTTCTACTTCTGTAGTAAATACTGTGCCATTAGCACTGAGCATCCAAGGTTGATTGCTGTCAAAAATAAGTTTGTAAATTTCAGCACCACTCAAAACGTGACTGCTGCCATCTTCCAAGTCGAGTGTTAGTGCAACATCTTTGCGCTGTTCCATTACAGCATCATATTCAAGTGTGGCAAACTTGCCTTCCCAAGCACCCGCAAAACTCTTCTTTTGCAATGTCATTGCATCGTGTAAGAATGCATCTGTCAACTCTGGACGTATTTGTCCTACAATAGTTTCTGGCGCCATGTTCATTGCACGAATAATACTTGGATACAGTGAATTCAAGTCCATTGAACCAATCCATTCATGCACGCCTTTCTTTGGAAACGCAACATAAGCACCTGCTGCTGCTGTATTGCCTTCATGATTCACTCTGTTAGGAACCTGCATACCACGTCTGTGTGCTTCGTTAACAATAGCCTGTTCTGTAACTGCAACTGCTCCTGCTGTTGTTTGTAGTAGCACTGTGTTGTCGTGTGCAATCTCATTTGCAAGATCGATAAAACGCAGTTTCTTGTCTAGTTTATCAAGCAGTGCAACGTCTTGTCTGTTGTATTCAATAAACTTTTCAAAGTCATTGTTGTAAAGTTGGTCAAGTGTGCCTTCATACACTGTCTTGTTTTCACCAACTTCCATTTCACCAATAGCATCTAGTCTATATGTGTGACGTTCTTCATATGTGTATTTGCGATACAAGTTGAGATAGTCCATATGCACTCTACCAATAGTGTCATATGTTTCACTCATCTTGCCAAACTTTTCATATTCTCTACGCTTGGGCAACTGTCCCCACAAACAAAAACGTCTTGTGTCATCCTTGCTTAATACACGTTGTATTCTGTTGATAGTGTATGGAACATCATATCCTTCACTGTTCCAACCACTGTGAATATCTGCATCCTCAATCAAGTCAAGGAATGCTTCCAGCATATCGCCTTCGCCTTTTTCTGTATTTGGAAACAGTATGCACTGCTCACCCCAGCGTTGTTTACACATTGCTGCTGCTTCTTCAAATGGCAAACCTTTGGGTGGCATAGCAACTGTGATCAACATATCCAGCCATTGCAAATGCACTGTGATTGCAGTGATTGGCATAAATGGATCTTCTACTGGAGCAAAGCCTCTGTCTGGATCAAAGTCAGTCTCAATATCCCAAAACGCCACGTTCAACTTTGGTGCATCTTGGTTCAAATAGTTTTCACTCAAACACTGGAATATTGGATTTACATCCGACTCAAACATTTTCTTGCCTTTATTGATAGCAAGTTCCTTGCGAAAGTCTTTTGTATTCTTACATACTACACGTTGTAGTTGATCGCCAAAGATACTTTTGTATTTGCCACGTGGATCTTCATAGTAGAATGTGTATTTTGCTTGATACTCATTATACATACGCTTTCCGTCTTTGCGTTCTACACAACGGATAATATCAGCGTCTCTATCAAAAAATGCGTCTACGTATGGCATTTGATCTCCTTACCACCAGCCCCAAGCTACACCGTTGCCGTATATGTTATTAAAAAAGAAAACAGTCATTAACACTAATGGAAAAGCAAGGTTACGTTTATAATTAGTATATAGTCCACATGCTGTTCCAAAAAAGAAAAATGGATATATCCAGCGCATGTCCGGATCTGCTGCATTTATACTAAGAGAAAAGCTGGCAATAAGCACACTTATTGCACTTGCCATTTCTATATAAAACAAACGTGGATTTAGTGCGTGACTACGCTTGAAAAAATCTATTACACTACGCATCTTTATCGTAACCTGTGGTTGCAACAATAGTTTCTAAATCTTCAAACTCGTCTTGCACACGACTCCAGTCACGTTTTTGTGCTACCTTAATTGCTTTGTTAATTAGGCTTGTTTTTACATTTAATTCTTCTGCAACTGCTTTTACCGTTTCTTTCAAACCAGCCTGCAGATCTTCAATTTCTTGTAATACTGTGACGCCTTCACGGACAAGACGTTCTAGTTTGGCCTTTTCGTCAGGGCCATAAACTCTATCGCTCATGCAATACTCCTTGATTATTTGTTATATTATAATTGGATCAGGACCAAAAGTCAAGTGTTAAAAACCTTTTTGTTATCAAAAGCTCTTTCCCACCCAAAGAACTGTGCTTTATAATCACTATGATCATCACTGGATAAATTTTGCCATTCGTCTTTGCGTTTCCAAAGTTGCATAGCACCCTCATACCAGTCAGTGTTGTCTATAATGCTTTCTAGTCGTTGTTTTGCAGCATATGCTTCGTCTACTGTATCAAAGTCTTGTTCAATATGTATAACTTCCATTACTACATCGTGTGTAACATAGTCTAATGAAAAGTCAATGCCCCATTTGGGTTTGATGTTGAGAAGTTTTTGCAGTATAGGTCGATTTATGCACACTTCTTGTATTTGATCTCTAGCTGCGCCTGCAAACGCATAACGTGTCAGTAGCATACAATGATCTAAAACAAGTCCATGTTCACTTTGCTCTATATCTCTATACCATTCTTGAACCGGAGCAATATGGAATTGTATCTCTCTATTGAGCTCGATGCCATTTTCTTCGTAATGCAAATGCTCTAAAGGCGTTGGCACTTCGTATCCATCTTTGTCAAAATCTTTGAAAGGCAGTGTTTCTACCAAATTCCTTTCAATAGGCTTGGTAAGATAAGCATCGCTGTTGAATTCTGGAAAAAGATTTACTAAATGCATTATTCCTCTGCAGGTCTAAATGTGAAAAGGTTTTCTCTTGCTTCAGCAAACCAATTTTGATTATACTCGTATAAGTCTCTAATTATATCTGGATAATCTTGTTTGTTGCTGCGATATCTGCCGTATACTTGTTCTATGTTATCATTTATAACATTAACAACCTGTCGGTTAAATGTCAACATGTCGGCAAGTTGTCCAACAGGGTTGTTTTTGTATTCTTCCATGGCATCGATATATCCATCATACATTTCTTGAGTAATTTCTTCACCTGCGGCAATAGCATCAAACACTTCTTGATAACCTGTGCGAACATCTTCAGGAACACCTAATTCTTCATCCTGAGCAAAACTTTCACCAATTTTTGCTGCAAGTTCGTCTGCAAAAGTATCTGTCCAGCTTTGTTCTGCTTTTACATCTGCAAATAGATTGCCGTCATAAAATTCATTTACCCATAGATAATATTCTCTATTTTTAATACCATCTACAACAGCTTTCATTAGATCTTCATTTGTTCCACCAAATAATTCCCACCAACGACCTTCCATACTGTCTTCAAATAGTTGTGCTGTTAAACTCGGAGCAGCAATTGCAGTTTGGTCATTTAATGCTCTTATTAGTTCTCCAAACTTTCCATCTGGATATGTGCCGTCTGTAAGATAATCAGACAATGGCTTTTTATCATTGTCTGTAAAGAATAAATCAGGATATTTGCCAATTTCTTGTTTAAATCCTCTGTATACTGTGTCCATATAATATTCAATACTATTTGGCATTGCACCCAATTCTTGGATTGCAGCTGATGATATATCTTCTCTATCATCAGCCATTCTTGTGATTAAATCTAAATCGTCATCATCTAAATCAGTTGGGTCAGGAGTTTCCTCTAGATATCTATTTGCCAAACCTTCATCTCGGTATCTTGCATCGAATGTTATATTTGCATTGCCTTTTTTATCTTCTGATCCATCTCCTACTAACCATATTCTATCGCCTTCTAACATATCAACAACTCGTTGAGTTATCATTGCAGGATCTGAACCGGCATTGAGTAGTAAACTTATTTCTTCAAATATTTCTCTCAATCTAGCACCACCTAGATCAAACGTTTCTCTACTAAATGGTTCTTGGTTAGTATACCACGGAACTAATTCTGGATATGTGCTTTCAATTGCATTGATAAACAAATTAGCAGCGGCTAACTTTGTATCTTCAGAAACATCTCTAATACTTGTAAATAGATTAGGAATTTCGCCGCCGCTTTCTGTGATTGCTTGTCTTAGTATTGCATCTTCTAAAATACAATCTTTAACTTCTGGTTCTATTTGCACACGATCACCTAGCAAGCGATCTCCAACAAGATATGTTGATCCTCCAATGTTTACAGAAACATTTTCTTCGCCGGCAAAATTAATCATGGTGTGTAGTGCTGTAGGTGCAATACGTCTTACATATGTAAGTTTAATCCTAACAATTCTAAAATATTCTTCTGTGGTTAGATTTTCTACCAAATCTGCACCTAGATTAGCATTTGCTCCAGTATCTTCTAAGTTTGCATATGCCTCTGCAATTTTATCATAATCCACTGCTGCACGTATTCCGTTTTGGAACACATATTCTACAATATCGGAATCACTATCAAAAGTTCTTCCTCCTGGAAGTATTCCTGCTAGTAGATCGTTCTTGAATGCTGCAACCAGTTGACGTGCATATGCTATATACTGTGTTTCGGTGCCTGTTGGGTCGTTTGCATATCTATCTGCATCGTCTTGTGATCCTTGCTCTTGTCTTTCAGCATCAACCGCCGCCCCTGCTTTTAACAATTCACTTGCAATATTTGCAAAATGTAGATATAGATGCTTGTGAGGAAATGCTCTTGTGGTTGTATCTAAAGGCGGTAAAAGTTTTACACGTTCGCCTTGTATATCAACAGCAAAGTTTCTGCCTACAGTTGATAAAATATTACTGCGGAATCTATCCCACCAAAGTCCAGGTCCACCAGTGATAACATTTATTGTTTGTATAAGTTGATCACGTTCTTGTGCTACTCTTGCATTATCTCTAGGTGGAGGGAAACGCTGATTAAGTATAGGTGTTATTATAGCTATCCAACCACTGTATCCAATACCGTTAACCATGTCAGCAAGACTATTAATTTGATTAACATCTTTCACTACAATGTCGTTTGCAAAGTCTATTCTTGCACCCATGCGAGCAATTTCTGCAACTACTCTACCCTGTATAACTCTTAAAAACCCACTACCTTGCTGATTGGCTGGTATTAATTCTGCATCAAGCAAATAAAACAAATCTTCGTTGTTGTTTATAAATTCGTCTACATTTATAGATCTTGCACGTTGAACACCTCTTATTTGTTTTACAATACTTTCTTTCCAACGTCTAATAGCACGAGAAAGGGCAGCAGTCCATACACCGCTTTCATCACCTGTCCACGCCATTTCTTCACTTTGCCAATAACTACCTTCTGGTCTTTCGCCTAGTGCAAGTCTGTGTCTTTTTAATGCTTGTTTTATTTGTGTAACTTGAAGCTCGGTTGCACCTAGATTCTGTCCTAGTCGATCAGAACCAGGATCAGCGTTCCTAAATTGATCTAAATTATTTTCAACAAGTAATAGCTGTTCAAGTTTCATTTATTCGCCCATTTTTTTATTTAAAGCAGCATACAGTGTATCTTTGATACTGTCAATCGATTCCCCAGCTATTCTTTGCGCATAGTCTGGATCGTCAAGTGCAAAACTGCCGCCAGCAAACGCATTTTGTCTTTGTTGAGGCTGTTGGGCCTGCTGCATCTGTTTTCTATATTCAGTTTCTAATGTTTTTAAATTGTTCATAAGATCTTGTAATTGAGTTTGTATAGCAGCAAAGGATACAGGGCCTGCACCTCTTATACCTAGTTCGTCTAATTCTTGATCTTCATATGCTATACTGTCGCCTACAAGTTTATCTTTTAATGGATGCTTGGTTCTGCCTGGTTGTGCTGCTGGCATAGGATCCTTGCCTTTTGCTTGACCTGCAGGTCCGGTTTTTTGTGTTTCATTTAGCGTTATACCTGCCAATGCTGCAAAATCATTAACACTGTAGTTTCTATCCATTTGTAATGAACCTTCT